GATTGTGCCGAAATGATCGCGGCCGCGCTCGCCCGTGAAGCGGAGATCGTGGTGACCAGCGTGGGCGCCGTGAAGAGCTCCGCCTCGAGCGAGTATCGCCAGCTTGCCAAGCGGCTGCGCGAGCGAGCCGGCCGCGGCGCCGGCGCCCTCAAGGGGCTCACCCGGGAGAATTTCGCGCTCACGTATATCGAGGGCATCGACGCCCTCCCGGCGGAGACGGTGTGACACATGGCACGTCTCGACCTGGTGACGACCGACGTGAGCGTTGTCGGGCTCGACAACGCGGTAGACGAGATCGGCGGGATGCGGGACCGAGCCCTCAATCTCCGCCGGCCGCTGGCGATTACGGCCAACCTCCTCGAGGCGCATGTGGCGATGGTGTTCTCCACCAGGGGAGCCCGGATCGGCGCCCCGTGGGATCGGTTGGCCCCGAGCACGCGGCTCGCGCGTCGCAAGCGGTGGGGCTACTACGGTCGCCGCCAGCCGAGTGGGGCGGTGGGAGCGGCGGGGCCGGCATTGCAGTGGTCGGGCCGCCTCCGGCGCTCGTTCAAACGGGGCGGGGTTGCGCATCTCCGGCGGGTCTCACGATCTGCATTAACCTGGGGGTCTGGGGTGCGCTACGGAGTCTTTCACGATTCCCCCCGCCCTCGCCGGGGCTCGCTCCCGAGACGGCCGATCTTGGCGTTTCGAGACGATTTCCAGCGAGCGCAAATCACGACGGAGCCAATACGGCTCTGGATTCAAGGGGTGCCCCCGGGGGCGATCATGGTGCTCATGCAAGGCCGGCTCCGCCTCGGGGCCCTCGGGGCATTGGGGGGCTAGGTGCCACTCTACGACGCCATCGAAATCGCGGCCGCGGCCGCCACGGCGCATTTCTCGACGCAACTGGCGGCCATCGTCACCGCACGCGGCTTAAGCGGCATCGACACGACGGCGACGATCCACAAGCGACGTCCGGCGGAGCACTTCGCCGGCCTCAACCCGGACGTGAACCTCCCGGGGATCGGGGTCTATCCGACGCCGGACGCGGCGAGCCGCACGAGCGCGAAGTGGCAAGGGAAACGGGATTGGCGCAACGTCCTCAACTACGACTATTTCGCCATGGGCCCCGACCCGGCCAAGCTCGAGGAACAAGTCGAGCTGTCCCTCGAGGCGCTCATGCGGGTGATTGACCGCATGAGCGGGAGCGGATTGCTCGGCATGGGCGAGGAGCCGGGCAGTGTGGCGATCTCGGTGAGCGAGCTCGCGGAGTCACAAGATTATTACCAACACCGGGGCGTCGTGACGTTCTCGGTGATCACCCAGGAGACGGGGTTGTAACCATGGCCAAGCCACGATCGAAACGCGACGTAGAGAACCCCGATTCCTCGACCTTCGAGCGCGTGCTCGATGCGAAGGGGCGCGAGGTGCTCAACTATAAGAAGGGCAAGGCGCCGGCCGCGGGCACCATGCGCAAGGCGGCACGGGGTGCGCGGCCCAATCCCAAGCACGCCAAGCACGAGGAGGCCAACTAAATGCCCACCCAACTTCGCCTCGACGGCGTGCTCGCCAAGATCGAGGCCACGTACGGCACCGACGCCGCGCCCGTTTTCGGTACGGATGGCGTGCGGGTGCTCGAGCGGGTGTGGAGCGCCTCGGGCTATGAGCACGCCTTCGCCAACGAGCGCGCGGCCGCCAGCAATGCGAGTCTGATCGAGCTGCAACCGGCCCAACCGGCGGGCCGGATTCGCAACTTTCAATTGACCTGGGACGCCCGCGGGACCGGGGCAGCCTACACCGATCCCACGACCCTTGAGGCGAGCCCATTGCTCCGGGCGTGTGGCCTCGGCGAAACGATCGTGACCACCGCCTCAAGCGAGTCGGTCACCTACGCGCCGATCGACACGGGCCTCGAGTCGTGCACGATCTGGATTTACGCCGGCGGCATGCTCTTCAAATACGTCGGATGCGTCGGCACGGTCTCGGTCCCGGCCACCCCGGGCATTTCGAGCCGCATGGTGTTTGACATGTCGGGCATCATGGTCGTGAACCCCGCGGCCGCGGCGCTCCCGGCGATCGTATACGACGCCACAACGCCGCCGCTCGCCGTCAACATGGCGCTCGATGTGGGCTCGGGCGCATTCTCGCCCGAGGGGTCCTTCGGGCTCGAGCTGGGCGGCAACGTCGTGCGCCTCGACGGCGTCAATCCCACCGAGGGAGTGGAGCGGTTCGCCGTGACGGGGTTCACCCCGGTTGTGACGATCACCTCGCGGGCGGTGGCGCTGGGGACCTATGACCCGTACGCCGACAACCGGGCGCGTACGGTCCGCACGATTGACGCGGTATGGGGATCGACCCAGTACAATCGGTTCGACCTCGCGATCGTCGACGGCCAGCTCCTCGACCCGACGCACGAGGATGACAACGAATTCGCGGCCTATGCGCTGCGGTACCAGTGTGCGGACTTGGCGATTAAGTTCGACTAATCCGGCCCACCGACGGCGTGGCGATCGCGTCGGCCCGGTGCCCAGTAATGACGGAACGTCACGGAGCTTGCCCTCCGGGGCGTTTCGTTTTTCCCCGCCTGGGGCGTACCTTGGGGCGTCAACTCTCAACTCCCCCAGGAGGCAAGACCCATGACCAAACCCGAAACACAGCCCGCACCGAAGCCCAAGCTCCTCACTAAAGACGAGATTCTCGGCGTGGAAGATCGCGAAACCCGGGAGGTGGACGTGCTCGAATGGGGTGGGATGGTGGTTGTGGCGACGATGGACGCTGCCACACGTGACGAGTTCGAGCAGGAGACCCGGGCCGACAGCGAGACGCCGGAGCGGCGCAACTTCCGCGCGCGCGTGGTGCAGAAGTGTATGGTGGATCCGGGGACGCTCGAGCCCATGTTCAGCCTCGAGGAGGTCGATCGGCTCGGCAAGAAATCGAGCTTGGCGATGCTCCGTGTATTCACCGCGGCGGCTGACCTCAACGCCATGACCAAGGATTCGCTTGAGCGGTTTGAAAAAAATTCCGGGGCGACGGGGCGCTCCGCTTCAGCTTCGAACTAGCCGAGGCGCTCGGCGTGCTTGATCCCCATGGGCTTCGCCGGGCGCTCCCGTCGCCGTTATTCTACGAGTGGATGGCCTTCTTCCATACCCGTAACGCGCTCGAGCGCGAGGCTGTCGACGCCATGCGAAGCGGTCGGGGGACCTGAGTGGCAATCACCGTCGACGAAGTCCTCGTCAACATACGCGGCACCAGCACGGGGCTCGTCCGAAGCACCGGGCAGGCGAACGCCGCGCTCCGCACCACCTCCCGCACCACCAAGCAGGCGGCGGGGAGTACACGCGCCCTCCGCGTCGAAACGGCCGGCCTCGCGCGCACCTCGCGCCAAACGGCCGTCAGTCAATCCGCGCTCCGCCAACAAACGGCCGGCCTCGCCCAAACGGCCGGCTTTGCCACGGGGGCTATGGCGACGCTCACGGGCGGATTCCTCGCCGCCGGCGGGTTGCTCTTCGCCCTGCGGGCGAGCACGCGAGCCGCCACCGCATTCGACAAAGAGATCACCACGATTATCACGCTCGTCGGAGTCGCCGAGGAGCAAGTCCAGGAGTGGGCGGACGCACTCCTCACGCTCGGGCCGGCAACAGCCCAGGGGCCGACCGAGCTCGCCCGGGCCCTCTTTGTCGTGACCTCGGCCGGCGAGCGTGGCGGGCGGGCCCTCGAGATTGTGGAGCTCGCCGCTAAGGCGTCTGCAGTCGGCCTCGGGGAGGCGGCAGTCGTCGCCCGTGCCGTTACGGGCGCCCTCCAGGTCTATCGCAAAGAAGGTCTAGGGGCCGCCGAGGCAACCGACATCCTCGTTGCCACCGTGCGCGAAGGGAACCTCGAGGCGTCCGACCTCGCCGGCAGCCTTGGGCGTGTGTTGGCGGTTGCCCGTGAGGCCGGCGTGAGCTTCGCCGAGGTCGGCGCGTTTGTGGCCACCTTTACCAAGGCCAGTGTGTCGGCTGAAGAGGCGACCACCGCCCTCCGCGGGATTCTCGCCCTCGTCATCAACCCTACGACAGAGGCGCGGGAGGCGCTGGCCAGGTTCCGGATCACGATTGACGACGTACGGCGGGCCGTTCGCGAGGACGGGCTCACGCGGACACTCATCAATCTTGTCGAGGTGCTCCGCGAGGATGAGGACGCAATCGGTGCCGTGATCGGCAACATCCGCGCCTTGACCGGCGTCCTCGCGACGGCGGGCGCCCAATCCGAAGGGTTCATCACGACCACGCGAGACGTCATCGATTCCCAGGGGATCCTCGAGACGGCGCTGGAACGTACCAAAAAGTCGGCCGATTTCCAGTTTAAGCAAGCCAAGGCGAACGCCGAGGCGTTCGGGATCATCATGGGGACGTCGGTGCTCCCACAAATCAACGAAATGACGGACGGCTTTGAAGAGGC